ACCTTTAAGAATTTGTAAGTTGGCGACCTGCGCTTCTTGTCCATAAAATTTGCGAATCAATCTCAAAATACTGCAAACACTCGTTTCCATTCATCTGGGAGTTACTGAGCGTCCATTGTATGGCGAAGAAATTACCTCTTACGTTGCAATAGACTCGATGCCATGATTGAATCGAATTAATCCCCGCCTCTTGAGAAGTGGGGACAATGCTGTTGAATACAGGGTCTGGAGATGATGAGCCAGAGATATTGTTTTCAGGATACTGATTGATTGGAGAGCTAAAATTGTAGTCCAGATATACATTCATCGTCGCCGCTCCATCAGACGTGACTGGCGTCAAAACATCTACCCATCCCAACTGTATGTTTTGACCTTCTTCCAGCTTGTTAAAGCGTTTGCTCAGGATACTGAAATTATCCCTTATGGCTATTTCCCAAAGCCCGAGATAGGGAGAGGCAGTTAATCGTTGCTCATTATCGAATTGACCGGTGTTTGAGTTGTAGGAAGCGACGGTGAATGAATCTTTATCGATGATACGAAATACTGCAAATATGCCTTGAAGATTAGAATTCCCTGAAGTGGTTCCAAATATCTGGACGATCTCTCCTCCAATGAAATTATGATCCACGCATTTGATAACTTGAGTCGCTAAGATATCTTGAATACAAAGAGAATCACCGTTGGACGTGAATTGATCTTCGTTATTTGTGATTTGCATGATGTAACCCTGCTGATTACCAGCAGAAACAGTAGGTAAAAGAGCACTCCTTGATATCCACGCATAATTGAGGTCTTCCCATGCCTCAAGCACATCTTGCCAACGAGGAGAATCTACGGGCTGAAAAGGACCTAGACATGTGAAAGAGTCTTTCATGATTGCCCATGAAGCCTCATCATAGTTGTACAGAAGCCTATAATCTGGGAACTTGTTTGAATCATACCCTTCTCTAGGAGTTGGGTAATTGAAGAAACAGACTTTTTGAACAAAATCCCTATATCCTTGAACTCGTTTTGGACCGTTATTTTCGTTATTGATATTGAATACGAAGTCAGGGATTTTTGGATCGATCCTTTGACTAGAGAAACTATCGCACGAAACAATACCCTTGTCTCCGATACCAACAAGAGCCTCGTCAAATGCTACCATCGAAAAGGTGCTTTCTGCTCCAAGTTCGGTGTTCACTTTCTCAACAACAAATGGCTGAATGGATCTTCCGGTATATCTGAGCTGCCATGTAGATCGCTCGCAATAGATCACTAGATTGTCTCTGACAAATCCAACGCCTACGATGGATTGTGAAGTTGGCATATCCAGAAATCCACCTTTGCCTTGCACATCGTCAAACCATGAGTCTGATGTAATAGGACTCCCTATCGTTGACCACCTAATACGGTTGGCATAACGAAGTCCAGAACCGTACGAAACCCCTTCAAAGGTATTGAAAGCAACCAACCTGCTTCTAAAAGGAATGAGGATGAGACATTGCAAAAGGAGGGATGGAGTTCCCGTGGAATCTAATGGAGGAGCAAATGAGGTCCAAGATGATCCATTGCTATATCGGATCGGATTACTCACATTAGCTACATTGTTTGTGACCCAAAATAGGCGATTATTAGCCGCGTCTTGCCAGTAGTTAGTTGACCAGAAGAAATCGCTATCTGTTCCGCTCCAAGTAGTACCAGGGATGAACTCTTGCCATTGTCCTGTCGAGAATATATATGCATACTTTGTATCAAAGGCTACCGTTTCCTCAAAATTTATGGACGATAGCTCCCTGAGACGGAGGCCCATTGATGGAAGTGTAGGAAAATAGGCAAAATCTATTGTTACAGCAGTTGTTGTAGGAGCTGCTGAAAAAGAAACCGCGCCAGTAGAATAATTAATGGCACCATTGGGAGAAAGCGTGCCATCGCCATTGTCGGTATATAGCGATGCGCCAACATGTATCTGAAATCCTTCTTCAATCTCAGCATTTGTTTCCAAGGATAGAATAGACTTGATGTTTCCTGAAAATGATCCCGATCCATCAGTGTTGCCTAATGATTGCGCAGTTAGAGATCGCCTTAAACGTCCTATGAGTCTATTACCCGGCTTTCGTACGATCTTTCCTCTCCAAGTATACGCATTCAACATTTGTGGAAACGCATCGTTAGCAAGGAGGTGATCCGGATATTGAGAAACAAGACCTTCTTTAGGACCTCCGATATGCAATGGATCGTATGCTCTTGCCATTAAAATCGCCGATTATCTGATGGATAATTTTTTGATACTGCATATAAAGCCTCTTTCACAATCTTCATGATATTTTCCTTGCTATATACTTCCACGCTTAAATCGTACTTTTCCCTAAAATCTATAAGACGCTTATGCTTTACATGTATCATTTTTTCTTTCTAAGTTTGGAAAGAGTCTTTGCTAAGTTAGCCTTCTTGCGAACTGTTGGACTTTTAGAATGCGTGGCTTCCTCAATCTTCTTCATTCCTATTTTCTTTCCTTGTGGAACATGAAGAGATCGATGCAAACTTCCCTTGTGTTTGACTGCCTCTGCGATCCAGTTCTTTTCCATTGTGCTACCTCTACTAAAATTGCTAATTTTCTAAAACCATGAGTTGTTAAAGTTTCCATAATTCTGAGACTGTATTATATCAGCAAACATGGTAGTGTTCCTTTGACCAATCTCCTCGGTCGCCTGTCTCTCGAGAGTGATACTCTCTTCTCGATCGTACATCTCCCCAAGGAAATTTACTCCCTCCACGTCTTGACGGTCTTCCAAGATATAGACCGCTGCCCCGATAGCAATCAAGCGAGACCATTGATTTAGAGTAGGATCTTGAGTAGTAGACATGAATTGCGTTGGCACTTGATAAGCCTCTACGTCGATCTTGTAAACGTCATTAGGAATAGGACGCACTGTGAATTCGTTGTTCCAAAAAAGAAGGCACCAAGGTCTTCCTGCTTGATACTGGTAAACCCATACGCTCAGCTGAGAGCCTACTTTTAAGGGCGTGGGAAGAGAGATGTTGAATTCGCCAGTTACATAGTCAACTGTACCGACATTGAGAGCGTTTGTAGGTATTTCTGGGTTTATTGCTGGAGGATTTACTGAGGCAATAGGAGAAGATGGAGGAATAGGAGGCACAATATCACCTTGCACATCTGAAGAAATGAGCAAAAGGTTCCCACTAGTTCGTTTGTTACCGTAGGTAGCAGCGAAAATTCCTCCATCATCGGTGATCCTCACGATATTTCCATTGATATCTACTCCACCAATCGTAACAGTTCGAGCCCCGATTGGAGCTCCAAGAGTGAACTGAAACACTTGAGTAACCCCGTCTCCTTGCACCGGGAAGAATTGGGTGGGAAACCTAGTCCACATATTGAAAAACTGCTGTCTATCTTTAAAGAACTGCCCCCGTATTCCCTGAAAATACACGGGGGCTCTTATTCCCTGATAAGAGTTGATATCCAGAGGATAAGTATCCACAAAAGGAGATGTATAGATGCTGTAGACGGTTCTTAAAACATCCATCTTTATGCTGTAAGGGAACTTTTGCGAATAGTACTGATTGATCTTCTGATCAATCACAGCATTCGGCAAGCTAGATTCACCTGGGCTTGATGTGAGGGATCTGACATCCCGTCTAATCTGCGCTAAAGTGGAATTTGCTTGTACGACCATTTAAAATCCTGTTGGAACAAATCTATGAGTTTTGTCTGGTATTCTATCTTTTATGGTCGGGATTCCATCTCTGTCTAAAATCTCTGACCTCTCCACTTCTTTAACATTATTTACTTCTTCAATCAATCCAAAAGGAACTTCATATTCGTGTCCGTGCAGGAACAAATACATCTGGAGAGGTTCTCCCGCGTATCTGCAATATGGCTTCACCAGATAATTGCCTGACCCGTTTTTGTGAAGGTACTGTGCCTTCTTGATTTTACCGTCTTCTTTGCGCTTTCTTTCGTATTCTTCCTTGATCTTAGCATCCACATTGATTGTTTTACTTGAATTTGGAAGGGTGCTGATCAAGCCATGTTTTTTGCCTTCCGGCGTTGTGTATTGTTTCATAAAAATTTTTCTCCACTCTCAGAAAAAGATCTCGTTAAGATACTTCGCAACTAGGAAAAGGGGGATATGCATCCCCCTCTTTCGGCAAAAGGAGATTAATTCTCCTTTCTCCAAACTTTCCATACCATGACATCACCAGAAGATCCAGCAGGTGACTGAGCACCGGCTGCAAGCCTGATAAAAGGAATGAAAAGCCCACTGTGGAACGGCACTTGATCCACATTGTAGCCATTTCTTTGACCTGCTGGAGCCACAGTCGCAAACAATCTAGATGTTGGCGAAAGTGAGCTTGCAGGGAAAGCAAAGGCGCTAAAAGAAGAGCTATTGATGTCCACTGTCATGGTATAATCCGTCACAGCGACAATTTTGCCCGTCTTTTGATCCATCTGCTGCATGCCCATTGAAGAAGGAACACTAAAGTGTACCAACTGATTCACTTGGTAATCATGCTTTGTGGACACTGTTACAACAGCTTGACTCGCTTGTGTGATTTTAGTCACGTAGAGAGTCATAGGAGCAACAGGATCAACAGGAGATACAAGCCTTGCTTTCACAGCCGTGGCAGGAGCGGAGAACGCGCTTGAGTCGAGACCCAAGAGAGTAAATCCAGAACCTGAAACGGAGGAAATGGTAAAACTCATGCCAGCAATTTGAAGCATCCCTGTCGTTCCATAAAGCACAACACGATCATTATTAGAGAACGTGTTGGTCATGGTAACAACAGCTGGGTTGGCTGCTGTGATAGCAGTTCCTGACACTTGCGGGCCAGGAGCTGGAAAGCTTTCGTAATATGTAAATCCGCCTGAGGAGTCGGTATCTACATTCACGGCATTAGAACCATCAGATTTGAAATATCTGAGCTGGCTGCCTTCCGGATCGCCTTTTACAGCTTCAAATTTAAAGCCTCTTCCTGGTGTTTGAGTGGTGCCTGCTTGAGTAACGTTTGTTACTTCAATGGAGCTCCAATCACCTGGAAGATCGATATCGTACGCAGATCCCGTAGAAATGAAAGAATCTTGCATTAGCAATGTAAACATGATCCCCTCCTTTACAGTCTTTGTGTACAGTTAAGTCCTGACAGCCAGTTTTGGTTTGTAATCGCGCGAGCGAGTGCAAACTTAGCGTACAGCTGACAGTTCTGAGCCACAGAAGATACAACCCATGGTGGGCGATATCCTACAACGGCTGAGTAAGTGTTCTGCTCGATTTTGGAAGTGGCTTCTAACAATCTGTTACTTTTTAACTTAAATGACTGTACAATATACCTATGCAAAAAGATAAACCTTTTCCTTATCTTGCTGGATACATAGATGGAGACGGAAGTTTCGTTCTGAACGTCTCCAAAAGAGAAAGAAGAAGAAAAATATCTCCAGTAAAATGTACAGATTACCTTTGTCAAATTTCGATATGTGGAAAACAAATAAAATGTCTTAATTTTATAAAAGAAAACTTTGGTGGTTCTATTTATAAACATAAGAAGATTATCGAAAACCAAGCACAACTTTTCCTTTACAGGAAAAACGTTCCGAATGACGGATTTCTTAAAAATATTTTGCCATTTCTTATAGAGAAAAAAGATCAATGCTTGACTTGCATGAACTTTAAGGAATTTGAACCTTGCAAAAGAAATCAACTTGTAAAATTGATAAAAATTCAGAGAGGACAAAATCCTGCATACGAAAATTTCCCAAAAGAAATGAATCTTTTGAAAAATACAATCGAGCCATCTGAAACTGACTATCAATATATGTCTGGATTTATAGACGCAGAGTGCTGCATATGCATCAATAAAAGAAAAGCACATGGGAAATATTTGTGTTTTAGACCTTATATAAGATGTGGAAACACAAAATATCCTGTTATTAAATGGATGATGGAACGGTTTGGAGGAAATGTATTTTTCCTTGAAAAAGGAAGATACAATCTCCATAGTTCCATTCTTGATCTTCATATATCTGGCAAAAATCTCGAAGAAATCTTGAAAAGGACTCTTCCTCATCTTGTTCATAAATCTGAACAGGCCAAGGAAGTTCTTAGACTTATAGATATCAGCAGGAAGAGAAAAGGAAGTCTTGCCAAAGATTTTTATTCTTGGAGAGATTCCATCTTGCTTCTTAAGAATGACATTTACCATAAGGTCAAAGCCCTAAATCAAAAAGGTGTTTAAGCGGACTGATCATTTCTGTCAGCCTCCACTCCTTCATATATTCGAGTGGATCGGACTATTGCATACTCTTTGCAGAGTCCATCTCGTTTAGTCTCTCACGCTGCTTTCGCTTGCGCCTCGTTACCCCATCGGGCCTCCGAGTCAATTAGAGATGGTTTTAATTCGGCTAAGCTGCTTGACCGAACATTGGGACTTTATAAACGTTCGCTCCGAGCATGGACGAATTCGGAACTTTGATACCCCGTGAAGACACGAAGAATCTAAAGCGCGAAATCGAGCAATACTCTTCAGGACGCAGACCCTCTTGTGAAGGATAAGCGTTCTTGAGAAGCACTCCTGATACGTTTTGCAAATCGGATGTGATATCCGTACTTGCAAGCGCAAGGAAAGCATCTCTAGTTGGAGACGTGCCGAATTTATTTTCGGCTTCGATTACTTCCAACATTGACCGAGCGTCGTTACCAAGAAGAATCCTCTCGATGTTATTCACATCAGAACGAGAGATTTCGCTTGGCTGATCGCCGTTAACTCCACCCGTACAGTTAATGTACGACGCTGAGCTAGCGTAAAGGTCTCTCATTAAGAGGTCTTCCTTCTCTCTCAACCACTGGCCAAGGAGGGCGGTAAACTTCGTTAACGTTTTGCTATTTTCGAAGAGCGCACTTCACTGTTACTTTCACGCCATAGCTAGCGTTACTGACCCGTTAGGGCGGACGGTCTTGTTATTCCCGTCTCCACATCTTTCGAAGTGGGCCCGACTTTCGCTTTACTCTTTCGAGTATCTACCCGCTTAAGTCTGTCACGGTCTCCTTTCAGAGTTCCGCCTTGTCACCGCCGTCTTTACGCTGCGGACTCCAAGTCAATTAGGGCTGATTTATAGCAGGCAACGCATTGGACGAGGTCCCGTACCTGCTCGTTGGTCACAATGGTTTTACCATAGATCTCAACAGTTGCGTCTACATCTGAACGAACGGGAACTTCAGGTGCTGGATCAATACCAGAACCATCAAGCTGACCGCCGTCAGTAGACAATCTCTCAAAACGGCTGAGACGGACTGTGCGGCCCATATAGGCTTCCGCAAAGTGCAGATCTGCACCGAAGGAGAAAATGAGGTTAAACATTGGGGTTGACAATAAGTCTTCACTAGCTTGCAAAGGCATTTCTGGAGCTAGATTGCTTATCGTGGTAATCCCTGTAGATGCTGTCATAATATAATCCAATAAGGATTAGTAATATAATTGTCCGCTAGGCGAAACGCGGCACACAGCCCGATGCACTGACGAGGTGCGATACTGTCAAAGCTGATTTTACAAAAAATTTATTTAATTTGGAATGGGAAAACCAAATGCTTTCCCGCTCACGTTGCTATGTGGAGGCGTTTTTGAGCAAAATTTTCTTTTAGCTTTTAAAAAGCTAAGCTTTTGATATGATATAGTCGAAAAAGAATACGTATATGACAAACACAGAAGTACTAAGCATAGTGATCGCAATCGGTTTCGGAGTGTTTTCCATCGTGGGTGTCATGATATCCCTTTTTCTATGGAATCGAGGGGAGTCAAACAATGACCGAAAATCTCATAGAAATGAGCTTGATGATTTGCTCAAAGATATAGAAAGCCTGAATATACGGTTAAACAAAATGAGGAGTCGATGAAACCTTCAGAAATATGCATCCTGTGCATCGCAATAGCTGTCGCAGCTGGATGCACTTCATTATCTTACAAAACCTATTCCCACCATGACGATATCGAAAGACTAGAAGCTCAAGTCAAGGAAATGAGGGAAGAGCTCGACTTCATGAAGAGGCACGCTAAATGGGTAGAAGATCATGGCAAAAAAG